ACCATTGGAAACGAACTGCTTTCCACCACCATGCACATCCTGATGAAGGACTTTCGTGACAACGTTCACGAGTCCGTCGCGTTTCTGGATGCACAAGAGCGTATCCACGGATCCGGCAAGCCCGTACAATCCGGCGGTTCTCGTATTGTTGTGCTGCTTGGTTTCGGTGAGCACTCTTCTACAACTCGCCTTCAGACTGGTTTCGAGCGCATTGACCTTAGTGTCGAAGATGTGTTCCAACCTGCACAGTATGACTTCGGTCACGTTGTGCGCCCAGTCGCTATCTCCTCAGAAGAAGAGATGGTTAACCAAGGTGACTCGGCTATTCTTTCGATCCTCGAAAGCCGCGTGATGATGACTGCAAACGCTCTCAAGCGTGAGTACGTCAAGCAAATCGTTGCTGGTGGTCAAACCGGTTGGGAAGATTGGAACACACTTAACGGCTTCGATGTCACCAGTGGAGATCACCAGGGATTCATCGAAGAGAACGCAGTAGGATCGCAAGGCAACACCGTTGGTGGCGTGAGCAAGTCTACTTTCAGCAGCAAGACTGGTTGGCAAAACCAAATCTTCGATGGTGCTGGATCGTTCAACTCGAACGGCCTCGCAGGTCTTTACGACCTCAAGGTTGAGATCAACGCTGTGTCTCCTTCTGGAGCGCCCAACGTGATCCTTGCTTCTCGCGCTGGATTCAAGAACCTGAAGCGTGCCCTTCGGGCTCACGAGCGGTACGTCGATCAGTCCAAGATTGATGGTGGACGCATGATCGAAACCTTCGACGGTGTGCCAATCAACGTTGAGTACAACATGCCCAACGATGGTACTGCCACCACTAACGATCCGATCAGCTTCTACTTCCTGAACATGAACGACATCTACACCCTCTGGGATCCACAAGGTTACTTCGACCTGTCGGACTTCGAGACCGTGTCTGGTGAGTACGATGTTCGCGCTGCTAAGCTCCGGTGCCGTGGTCAACTGATCGCCAAGCACCTCGGTTCCAGCGGTGTTGCTTTCGACTTGGACACCTTCTAAGTCATTTTAATCGGGTAGGGGTCGTATTGGCCCCTATCCTAACCCGTTCATTCTCTTCCCTAAAGGATAAAAAAATGGCTGTTCTTAAAATTGATGGTGTCGACGGAGACCTTCACGAATACAAGGCAATTTACACTGCCGTCGCAAACGGTGCGATCACCGCTGGTCAAGTTGTAGAGGTTGAAACTGATCCTACCGCATCACCAGATCCAGATGATCATGGATATAATGGTCAAGTCGTCAAGGCTTGCGGAACGACTAGTAGTCCACTTGCTTGTGGCGTTGCACTCACAACGGTCGCAGATGGTGAAAAAGTTCAAGTTGTTTACGCTGGACTCGTGGATTGCGTCAACAAAACTGGACCTACTGCTGCTGAAAACATTGCAATTGGTGAAAAAGTTTCTGCTTCCACTTCAGGTCAAATTCGTCAATACGACACAGATAGCGAGACTACTGCTGCTCTCGGAGTCTGTGTTGATGCGTTCACCAGCGGAAACTCCGATGGCAAGTTCCTCATGTACGATAAGGGCTGGCTTTCGTAAGTCATAATCGCTACCGGACCTCGGTCCATTTTCGGCTGCTGGGGTATACTTCTCCAGCAGCCGTTTTCTTTTTGGAGTCTGACGTGAATCTCAAGGACATGATCACAGAAATCAACTCTGCGTTGGACTACAACCCAGACTTGAAGCAGTACGATGACAATGTTGCCCGTGTAATCAACCGTCACTATTTGCAGGTCTCAAGCCAGTACCAGTGGCTGTTCATGCAAAAGCGCCATGTGTTCATTCTCAGGAAGGACATCACGCCAAGCCCTCCTGTCGAGCCGGCAGAGACTACGGTCGACGTACTGACTACGGACGGCTCAAGGTTGGTTGCACTGCCCACAACGACTGGAGCAGGGATCCGAAACCTGCCCTCAGACATCGCGGGTCAAACTCTTGTTGTCGACAACATTGAGTACTTGATCACTCACTTTCGAGACGCGCGCACCTTTGTTGTAGACACCCCCATACCCACTGGAACGCACACTTCTTGGACGATTAAGTACGTCACATATCCAATGCCCAGGGATTCAGTTGAGATCCTCGGTGTTATGGACCGTGGTTTGAGTCAAAATGAAATATTGGGATACAGCACAGATGAAGTCAATACGAAGTTGACCGGTCCGAATCGAGGCCGGTTTATCTTCTTGGATGCCCGAAAAGAAGAATACCTTCAACTTGATCGTCAAGATACTGGCGATTCATTCGTCAGTGTTGAAGAAATTCACAACAACTTGAGGCCACCAGATTACGCCCCACATGTTGGTGTAAAAATTACCACATTAGGTACTGACTTTAGCGCAATTCGAGGTGCCACTTATGAATACTGCTACACCTTTTTGTATGCCGGTAAAGAAGGCCCCCCCTCTCCGATCGCTTCAGTAACAGTACCCGAGTCAGGAAGCTTCAGGATCCAAGTCGCTCGTTTGATGAACACCAGCGCCAATTACACAGACTCCACAATCGATACAGCGACTGGTAGATACAAAAAAATATACCGACGAATAGCAATCAAACCAGAGCGGGTCATTGGTGTTCCCTTGGATCGATTAGATACGGGCATGGGTCCGTGGCGACATATCGCAACGGTATCCGAAGCCAACACTGCTTATACCGACAACTTCAAAGAGCTTGAAACGAACACTGTTATGACCGGTGTAACGTTCGACTCTACAGTCAGTGCATCAGGAGATCTGTTCGATCTCGAACATCTGAATGAGATTGGTCCTCGTCAATATCTTCGTTTTTGGTACTCACCTGGTTCTGATTATCCAGTAGAAGCAAGATACCATCGTCGTCCTTTGCGGCTTGTAAATGACGCTGATTCGCCTGAGTGGCCAGTTCAATACCATCATTACCTTGTATACGCGGCGTTGAAAGACATTTGCCTTCAACACGGAATGGTCAACAATAGTCAATTGTATGAAGCACGAGCAAAAGAATTGCTTGAGCGAATGAAATCTAAGTACTTGTCACGCACTGATCGCATGTTCATTCGGCGTGGATTTGATCGGTCGATGGCTGATCGTGAACGTTTTGGAATCCCGAGTAAATCATGAATTCTTCTAGACTTGTCGTAGAGCGCCTTCGTGGCATGGATCAAAGGTACTACACACGGGCTGAAGCTGCTGCTTTGATCGAGGAAATGACCTGGGATCCTTACGACGGGTGGAAGAAATCCGGTGGCTACGATTTGGTTACGCAAGATTTGTATAATTGGCACAAGACAAATCCACGGGGTCTGCGAATCACATCGATTCATAGCTACTCAAAAGGCAAAAACTTCAACGAAATAATTTTCGAAACAAATACTGGAGCGTTGTGTCGACTCAACATTGGGAAAGGAAAAGGAACACCACCTGGTATCGATGGTTTATTTTCAGTAGATCCTTTCGAATTTTTAAAAGACATTGATGACATTGAATACAACGGCAACACTATCGGATTTGTACCGACTGAAGCCATACCATCAATTGAAGGAACGACTCCGCTTGGCAGAAAGCGGTTTGTCCCTCGTGTAAACGACATCGGAAGTCAGTCTTGTACCTTTGGTGGTCGTTTGTACATGGTCAACGGTGTAGATGACCCTATTGTTTACGATGGTCGTAGGGTTCATAGGGCTGGATTCAATCAAAAACCAGCACAACCCAAAGGCTCCGTTGTAATGAGACGGTATCACAACACCTTTATGGCTGAAGGTGGTGAAGATGGTCGGTACTTTTTGGGAACAAAGCTTAAGAATATTGGCTTGGGAAGTTTGAAACCAAAGGGAGCCAAGTACACTCTTCCAGATAGCGATGGAACGGCTAAAGCGAAAAATTTCATTGATGGAAAAGTTTGCGGCTATCAGTACAAAGTTACTTTTGTAAATGAACGAGCACAAGAAAGCTCAATGTCGGAAGCCAGTGAAATGGTTCGGTTCGAATGTGCTGACGGCAAAAAACGATTTGTGTCGCTCGAACTTCCGATTGGAGACAAGTCCGTCGTAGCGCGACGAATTTATCGAACCAGGGATTTGTTGGATGACTTTGGTAATCCAATTGGTCCTGAGTTTGGTCGTAACTTTTATTTTGTTCGTGAAATAGAAGACAACGAAACAACGCGGTTTGAAGATTTGTTGGCTGATTCAAACTTGGGCTCTTTGACTGATGACTTTGATTTCGGCGATATGCCCATAGGATCCCGATTCATTGCATCGTTCAAAAATTGTTTGTTTTTGGCTGGTGGTCCAGACAACCTCGTTCAATTTAGCGCCAGTGGAATGCCAGAAGTCTTTCCTAAGCGAAACATGATTGATCTTGGCGATGCCGATGCAGGCAAAATTACAGGCATGTACGCCTCGACAAACACGCTGGCTGTATTCAAAGAGAAGGGCATTTACTTAATCACGCAAAAACAAGACGGTGGGTTCCAATACAAAACGATTAGCCGAGACGTTGGTTGCGTATCTCCACGATCAATTCGAGACATTCCTTTCACCGGCCTCGCATTTTTGTCTGAAAAGGGTGTTTTTGTACTCAAAGGCTTCTTGGAAAACACGGATACCGCAACTGAAATAGTAAACTTGAGTACTCCGATCAAAGAGGTAATTGATCGAATTTGTGTAAGTTCTTCTTTTGGTTCTGTTGGTTGTGTAGACCGAACAAAGAAGGAATATTTGTTGTGTGTTCCAACTATTGGTGCTGAAAACAATTTGTTGCTCGTTTGGCATTACGATGTAGGTGCATGGAGCATTCGTAAAAACTATCCGATGAACTGTGCAGTTGAAACTAAGGGTGGTCAATCACGAATATTTTTTGGCAGTAATAGAGACGACATGCCAGGAATATTTGTAATAAATGACTACTACAACTTCAAAAATGAATTGGGCAGTAAAGTTGAGCCTGCACGATCAGGTGGACCGTCAGTTCGTACAGTTGAAAAAGATTTTCCTGTTTATGAAACAGCACCCCTTAAGCTGAATGGAGTTTATTCTGGTGTCCATGTTTCATATGTAAATTTGTATTGTGTTGCTTATGGTGATGAGCCAATAAAATTAAATTTAAAAATAAATAGAAATCAAGAAGTAATTTTAAAATCCAATAAAGCCAGAATCCAACAACATATTGATGAGTCTGAGCGGTTGGCCGTTTATGGTAAAGCTCGTTTTGACGAAGACAAATTTGGTTTCCATAGGCCGGTGGTCATACGATTTGACGTTACTCATTTCCACAAAACCCTTACTACTGAGTTTGCAGTAAGAGTTCTTCAGGATGCTTTGAGCAAATTTCCAAATCGATTGATGTTAGTTGGTTATTCAATTGACGCAAAACTTGGTGAGCAGAAAAACATCAGAATGATGACTGATGTTATCGCCCCAGGCCAGAGGTAATCATGTCATTGAAATTTCCGACTATTCGTCCTGAAACATCAGAGATTGTTGAACCCGATGATTTGAATTTAAATCTCAAACAATTTGTAGATGAAATAAACGGCAACCTAACTCATGAGAATTTGTCTGACTTCGATCTTACTGAGGGAATGTTTGAAGATGATTCATTCAGTGAGGCATTTCAGTCTTCTTTTACGATGGATGGTACAAGTGTTGTTTCGAATGGATTTCAATGCAGCAAGAACTCGGCAGGTTTTATCAGAAAAGATGTAGATGGTAAAAAAATGCCATTGATTGATTTTTTTGCTAATCGTGATGGTTACATCATTATTGACTTTTCAATTGCTTTTGAGTGGGTTGGAAGTGGTCTTTTGTCGGTTGAAGAAGCTGATCGTTTTCAACTCATAGAAGCCCATTACCCGGTTCGTCACGATGATTTGTATTGGGGTACAACATCAGAAACAAATAAACTTACTGCTGGCGGTTGGTTGGGAGCAAGTGTTTCACCTGCTTTGCCAGAAGGTTCTCCTAATTTGTTAGTTGCTACTACTACTGGACATGAAGTTTCACCGTTTACAAACATAAATTTCCCACAAGGCAAATGGACGGTCGATGCTAATGATCGTTTTGCTATGAAAGTCAGGGTTTTATCAAACGGTAATGAAATTTGTGAATCAGGTTGGATTTATAATGGAACCGATAAAAATTCAGTATTTTTAACTGGTGTATTGCCTGTTAGGTCTGGACTTAATGAAATTAGAACCGAAATAGCAGCAGCGATGCTTGTTAATCAAATTGGTACTTTTCCTGGTATTAGAGCAAAAGAAAACGGAAAAAAAGGTAAGTTCTTTCCTAAATCATTTTACTCCGCAAGAAACGTAGCGATGCCGTTGCCTGAAACTCGTAAGCCTACTGCAGATGAAATTTCTGATTCTCAAGTAAGCAAAGATGACGACATAATTTTGGGTATTGATTGTTATGTCAGCGCGGCAAACCTTGTTGTTCAGTATAGGAAAGCATAATGGCATACAAGAAAGTACCAGAATTCGAATCTAATAAACCTATTTTGTCAGCAACTTTTAATAAAGCTTTTTCTGCATTTGAAGATTTAAATTTAGACGGAGAAAATTTTGCTGACGAGAGCCTGGGTGTAGATCAAGTTCCTCAAAATATATCTCTTACTGATACCGATAAAATAATTAAAGGCGAAGACTCATTTACAACTCAAAGCATCATACGAGGTGTGACTGAGGGCACGAACCCATTTAGGTCTTTCGAGGGGTCTGGGGTCACATACAGTGGGCAAAGATTCAAAGATCGGAATTTGCCCAACCTCAACAGAGTCACACTCAAAGGTGTGAAGAACGGAGATAAATTTATAATCAGAGCAAGCTGTGTCGTTGATGTTCCAGATGGTGGATGGAGAACATATTTTGCAGGTGTTCCACCGGTTTTTAAAATTGGATTGGTTCGAATCCCTGGTGAAGAGGGAATAACTAACGGTTCGAGTAATGCGAACACGACTCCTATTTATTCGACTGTGGCAACCTATAGGGTCGCATTCACTGGAAAAGTTCCAAGCGCATCATCACTTTCTCGCGAAGCTGTTGCGGAACATTCGCCTTCTGGTGGGGGATCTTATTTTCATAAAGATATAACGATGGATGCGGGAAAGTACTCTTATCGAGATACTCGCGGAGGTGCTGATACAGCAGAAGCACATGATCCAAATACAAATAAGTTTGGCTTACCGTTTCAAGGGTATCATAGTTACACCACAGCTTATTTATATGAGTGTGAGGCGGGCCATGACACAACTCAATCTTTTCGAGTCATGTGTTTTTTCGGAGGTGCTGATAAAGGTCACAGCACTCCCAATCTAAAGGTTGGTAAAGACCATGGCTGTGGAGATCCAAAATTTGAATCAGCGAGAATTAGAGAATTTAAGCTCTTTTGTTATCAGGTGAAAAATTAAATGCCTATCAATCCAGCACTTTTCCCTGTGGTGGGACCGGGTGATGTCGTCTCAGCAACCGATATTCGCAACAGGCTCGAAGATTTAGAAAGATTGGTGAATGGCGGCATTACGCTAGCAGATCTAAAAGTTTCTGCTGAATTCACAGAATCAGAACGAAAGATTTTCGGAACACGTCATATCGTGCGCCCTGAGTTTTACTCAGTTGCGAACACACGGGTGATTGGAACGCCTGCCGATGTTTACTATCGCAATCGGTTCTTTTCATCGTTGAATAGATATGTAAGGCACGAAATTACAGGATCATATCAAACAGGAAACAGCGGCGTTGATTCTACGGTTCTGGATGCATTGCCTGCTGAAGCATGGACTCCGATTGATGGAATGGCCGCAAGCGTTGTTGTAAAGGGCGAAGAAACGGTTGATGCGATGGTAAATGGATCGTTGTACGCTTTTGGTGCTGGTGGCAGTGATGGGTTTTTTACAAGCCTTGAAGACCGATATAATGACACAGGTGACAGTGTTGGTTTTCCAAACAACGAACAACGAGCGGCATTTAATCGTGCCCAACAATGCGGTATTTTTAAAGCGTTTTTCATGCTGTACGTTGATTTGATGGATGGAAATGGACCTCAGC